TTCAGTAAACAGACTGGAAGGCAAATTATTCTTAGGCTAAAATTTCCTGACGATGAGCGAACAAAACATCTTGAAGGACACAGAGGAGAGGCTGTTTATGTTGACCGTTTCGTTCCTTTATTAATGTTCGGAAATAACTCTTTGAGGTGAAGTAAGATGAACATCATTGAACGATTAAAACAAGAATATTACTTAATAAAATTCGACGTTTACCTGCACTCTCATCATCTTAAACATAGCCACCATTCTTTACCTAGTGGAGAATTGATTATACGCCATAATCTACCAAAGAAATGATTGTTGTGAGATGAACTGTTTTGGAGCAGAAAATTAAACTCTATAAACGAAAGAAAAAGGATGAGTAAAGTTTAATAAGTAGATTATAATTAAGTAAGTTAGTGTAACACGATAAAGCAACCTTATTGGAGGTGAATGTTTATGGTGTTTGAAGAAGAAGATATTCCTTGGGACGAGGAAGATTGGGATGAGAATACAGAGGATTAAATTTTAATCAATAACTACTTTTTCTATATTTACTTTTTTATATCTTGTTACTTATCATTTATATATTTGTTGAACATATATATATATAGGGCACTTCATTGTTTATTCATAAAAAACCGTATATTTTAAGGTTGTATAAGTGGAATAAAACTAGAACATCAGCATATTGTAGTAAAGAACAATTTAATAAAGTATTTTCTGGTTACAATGTTATTTATGATGTAGATAATGATGTTATATATGCACCCTTTCATGTTGGAGAAAACAGTATTATAGTAATAAGGGATAAAGATGAGTAATAAGAAAAGTAAATTAGCTAAGATAGATACACAAGTAAAGAAAATCAGTAGGTCAGAGAAACTTCTTATGTGGTTGGGTAATAGGGTAGGTGTACAAATAAAGAAAACAGACGCTAAAGTACCAAGTTTCGTTTATGAACCTATGCCAACTATACGTAAACCACTTTTTGATTATGTTAACTTGTTTGAGGTAGCACTTACATCATGGGTATTACGTAGAGCGTTTAATGCTAAGATACAGGAAGCAACTAGGAATAGATGGAAGATAGTATCTAAGTTTAAATATAAATGTTCTAAAGATGATTGTGGTAAAGAATTTAATATTACACCTAAAGACGAAAAATGTGATGCATGCGGTACCAAAGTAGAATTACCTAGTCAAAAACAATATCTTAAAGCAGTTAAATTAATAAACAAACCCAATCCAGATTATAGGTTTGACGATTTCACTAGAAGCAGTATGTTCTATGATTGTAGTTTAGATGATTGGTATTGGTATATACCATTAAGGAAAGTACCCAAATTTAGTAAAGGTAAAATAATAATCAATGAAGATAAAGAATTAGAGTATGAGCATGAACCCACTGAAGTATATGTAGAGGATGCTAGATTTATATTTCCTGTAAGTGATGAATATGGGCACTTAGGAGGGTACCAATGGTACTGTTTAAATTGCTATGGTAAAGGCAAATTCTTGGGTCAAGATCAACCGGTGATAGATATATTACCTGATATGAGTATAGAAGAACAAAATAGAAATAAAGTATGTAGAGAGTGTGGAGGACAATTATCACAGACATCATATGTACAAGAGATTAATGGTCAGATAGTAGCTAGGTTTACTAAGGAAGAAATAGTGCATGGTTCAAGTTCAAGTGTAAAACCTCAATTATTTGGTATGAGTAAGATAATATCTATATGGAAGATTGTACAGACAGTAGCATCAATGGACGATTATAACTTTGAAGTGTATAGTGAAGGTAAAGTAGGTAGTATAATAGGGTTCCCGGGTGAAGATGATTTAGAGATAGCAGCTAAGAAAGATTTAATAGAAGCAGAAGTTAAAAAGATTGTAGGAAGGGATATACAAACTAGTAAATATAGAAGTAGCAAGAAAATAAGAACATTATTTTTGGGGATTAAAGAAGGACAAACTCCAGTACGTATACCTATAATGGAAAACCTTAAGGATATGCAAAGTCTAGAATTTTATAAGGTATATTTAGATGCAGTAGGTGAAATGTATGGGGTTACTCCAGAATTTGTACAATCGTCTAATGGTCAAGGTACAAAGATGAGGATACAGGTAGATCCTAGAGCAACAAAAGAATTACAGAATAACTTTAGTGATTTATTTAATAGTGATGTACTACCTAAGTTCGGAGTTACAGATTGGATATTAGTGTTTAATCCTACAGAAGAAAAAGATTCATTAGCTGAGGCACAAACACGTAATACTAATATGGCAGCAGTATTTACAGCAGCTAGGGCGGGGTTAGAAGTTAATGTATCAGAGGATGGTAAGATTACTATAAAAGGGGAAGCTAAAATACCTGAAGCAGAAAGTGGGTTTACGGGTAGAGCAGGAGAAAAGCCTAGAGATATGGGTGGTAAACCAGAAGATTATATTTTTGGAGCAGCAGGTAGAACAACTAGTGGAGAAAGAATAGAGTTAATAGCTAAAGGTGATATAGGTGCTAGACAACCATATGCGCCAACTAAAAAGACAGAGGATATATTTGATGAAATAAGTGTAGTAACTAAATGGGCAATTAATCAAGTAAAAAACGGTAAAAGAAAAGATACAGTGATTAAGGAAGCAATGTCTAAGGTAGAATATATATTTGATAAAAATACACAAAGTCTAATAGAACTAGCTAAGGCTAAAGCATCAAGAAGAGCAGGTAAGAATATAGAGCTTAATAGCGAATATATTAACAAATTAAATAGGTACAAGAAAGACGATTTAGAGGACTATAAGGTAATACTTACTGATGCACTTAGTAAAATAAAAAAGAAAAAGTAACTAAGTTGATTATATGTCAAGTAAAGAAAGTTATTGGTTGTCAGAAGAGGGTATTCATTTGAGGTTAGAAGGTTTAGCCAACGATTTAGGTTGGAGAACATATAATGGAGCACTAAGTATGTCATATAAGGAAGCAGGATTTAAGAAGTTAGTATGGGTTACCAATATACAATTTCCTATAGGATTACATAGAAGGGGCTCTACATGTAAAATATGTTTTAGTCGTAACGGTAGAGTATATAGGGTAGGACAATTCTTACCAAGAATACCTGTTCACAATTCATGTAACTGTTTCTGGGATGTAGAAGTAGAAGTTTAATGGAGGTGTATGTAGATGGTTAAAAGAATAACTAGAGAAGGATATGGTACATATAAACCAGACAAAAAATTATATCATATATCTCATGGTTCAGAAGTATATGAGTATGTAAATTGGCGTGTATGGGAGCGTGAAGTAGTTGCTAATCCCAAAGGATTAACCGCTACTAGAGCAAAAGAACAAAAGGATGCAGATTTAGATAATATAGAGATACCAGTAATAGGAATAAACCACAATCATAGAGCACCAAATCAAGTAAAGACAGTTAACAATAGTTCAATTCCTATAAAGACTACTAGAGTGTTTAAGCCTAACATTGATGCTGAGACAGCTAAGAGATTAGGATGGAGAACAGCAGAGGAAGGTAAAACCCTTAAAATACATAAGATACCAATGTTAAAGGATGATAATAGATAATGCAGCAAATACCAAAATTAAAGCCTAGAATAGTAGCACCATTTAATACTGATTATAAAGTGGTTAGGCATCCAAGAGCATATAGTAAACCAGTAGCATGTCATAGAGGGCAACATTCATTTAGTAAAAACAATATAAAATTGATTAATGGTTTACCTCATTATGTGTGCAGTAAATGTGGTGACGCTATTATAGTAGGTGTACATAATCAAACATGGACAGGTAAAGACTTTAATGATATTAGAAGAATAATAAATCCTGAACGTAAGGTACAGACAACTAAGGAACGTACAATAAGTGTATGGGAAAAGATGGAGTATCTACGTGGTAAAGGGTTAACAGATAAGGATATTAATAGAATGTACAAGAGAAAACAAATGGGGTTAATATAGGTGAAGAAATTAAATAGACAACCAGACGCTTATTTATTCTTTGAGCTTGCTAGATTGAGAACCTTATGGGTTAATAATGAAGAAATAAGGAATAGGGTAGAGAACAGATATAAAGAGGTTAAGAACGAGTTTACTAATAGGAAATTAAGGTTTAATTTTAATGAGCACCAAATAGATACTATATTACGTAAGCGGGAAGAGGAAGAGAATAAAGAGTTTATTTGTGTAGTGACTAGTGTAGAAAAAGCTAAACATAAGGTGGGTCCACTTAAGGGAGAAAATATAGATAATGTTTATGAGTATATAATTAGTGAAAATGATAAAGTGTTAGGTAGAACATTCAGTACACAAATAGAAGCTAATGTAGGGGATAAGTTGGTTGTTAAAAGGATAGAGAATAGACTATTTGGTGTAATTGGTAAGTCAGTTAACCAAAAAGAAGATAATATAGTTAAAGAGACAGTTGATGGGCATGAAGGTAATTGGATAACGGTTAATGGTAATCATATTTTTGTTAGGGAAAATGAGGGAATAGATGAAGCATTTAAAAGAATAGAAGAAACAAAACAATCTAAACAATATTTAAATGTAGCTAAAGAAAAATATGGTATTACAGACGATTATAAAAAGGCGGGATGGATATTACCAGAAGGTGAAATGTTAGATTTTAGTACAAAAGACCCTATAAGTGGTAGTTTTAAGGTTGGTACAAATTTGTATCATAGAAACCATTCTGATATTGGTCAAGTTGTTGGTTATGGTGGTAATCCAGTAAGAGATTTTCAACGTGAGGGTGCTATAAGGTTTGCTAGTTATACTAATAATGGTTCTGTTGCTGCATCTATTGATGTTTCCGCTGAATATACTAATAAACAATGGTTTAAATTAAAAAACGCTGTTTTTCAAAATGGTTCTTCATGGTTTGCATATGATATTTATGATGGTGAGAAATTGGTTGGTTCTAATGGTGTAGAGAATCCAATGCCATATGAGGTAGATAAAATGGAACAAAAATATAAAGAATTAAAAATAAGGTTGGGTAAATAATGAGGTCGTTAAAAGAGTTATTAGAATACTGGATAAATAAAAAAGATGATGAAATAATTAATGATAGTAAACAATTTACTAGGTAAAAATTTTAATACTGTAGCAGAGGTAGCACAGTTTAGAGTAAATTTAAAGCATTTTCTTTTAAAGAATAAAATAGTATATAACAACGAAGATGCTGCAGAACTTTTATTGGGTAAAGCTGTAGTTAACGGGTTTTTAGATAAAAACACTTAGTTAATTTTTATATTCTTTTTTGTTCTTTAATTATTTTAATCATTTCAGCAAATATATCATTCTTTTTACGTAAACCAAACAATTCAGTTCCTATATACCAAAAGTCAGAATATATTTTACCATTTACTTCAAAACGTAAATTTTTAGTTATAGGTTTCTTATGCATGATCTAATATCTCCTTTATCCAAGATAATTGTTTATTGATTACTTCTTCTAAAGCGTCATTAACTGTTAATCCTTTAGATGAAGCATAGGTTTTTACTAAAGTCCAAGTATATTCTTCTAAGTCTAATAGACGTTTCTTTTTAGGCAAGCAACAACACCTTTATATATTTTAGTATATTCTGATTAATAAGTGTTACGTTTTATATAATGTGATAAATGTTACATCAAGTATATAAAGCTTTTTACTATTATTAACTAGTGTTCAATACCAAGAGGGTGTATGTCTATATCTAATTGTGAAAGTGGTAGTAAAATAGTATCCAAGTCTATTACTACCACTTCAGACCCTCTAGACAATAATGATATTTCTATATATGATAATCCTATAGTACAAGAAATGCTAAGGATGTTACCTAAATCAGAATATAATAGCTCAATAGAAATATCATTTCCTATAACTAAAAAGTTCATTGATGAGGATAGAAAGATAATAGCGGGTTATGCTAGTGTGGAAGTAATAGATAAACAAAACGAACTTATACCAATAGAAGTAATTAAAGAAGCATGGGTTAACTTTAAGAAAAACAAGGATTTTTATTTTGGTAGTTTGATGCATAGTAACATACCCATAATTAAAATTTTAGATGAATATAAAGATAAAGACGGTCAAATATGGAAGAGTGAAGTAGACGATAATGGCTTATTTATAGTAGCTGAGGTTAGACAGGATATTACTAAGGGAGTACAAACATGGGAGCTTATAGAGAAGGGCAAACTTACAGGGTTTAGTATAGGTGGGGAAGCATTAGGTAAACCAGTTAAAGTTTGTGAAGGTAATAAATGCTACGATAGAGTAGACAAGATGGAATTACATGAGATAGCTGTAGTAGATAGACCAGCCAATACACCCTCTCTTTTTAAGATAGTTAAAAGGGATAATTCGTTAAGTAAAGAAGATGTTACTATACCTAAACCTAAAGGTAAAGTTCTTCATATTCCAAGAAAAATGTTAGAGGGTATAGACACCATAAAGATAGACGTTGTACCTAATCAAGTGGTTGATATTACTACACAAAACGTTAGTGACGGTATAGTGTTAGACGTTACTAAGTCATTAGCTAAGTTAGACAAAGCATATACTTTAATAAATAAGAGAATGTTAGGAAAACCTTTTGCTGGATATAAAGATTTTGATGCGTGTGTATTAGCTAATAAAGATAAAGGTGACCCAGAAGCTTATTGTGCTTCTATAATGCGTCAAGTGGAAGGTAAAGCTTATGGTGTTCCTAAAACGGTTAAAGAAAGGTTAATGTCACATTTTAATTTAAGTGAAGAACAAGCAACTAAATTAATAGACAATTTAGGAGAAAAAGAAGCAGATAAGTTACTACCACAAAGAGGAACAGGATTAGGATTAGAGAAGCAAGATGGGCGTCCACCTAAAGACAAATGGGACACCTGTATATCAAGAGCTTCAGGTATAGATTCTATTAATAACCCAGAAGCATTTTGTGGGGATTTATATTATAATAACAGAGCACGTTTTGATACTTTCTCTAAGGGAGAAGAAATAGATACAAAGTTAAAACGTGATTATTTAGCTTGTTCAGTGGATAAAGTGATTAAAGAGGGTACTTGGTCTAGAATGGATAAAGCATTACGGTTACTCAAAGGGGTTGGTCGTTAAATGATTAATAAAAACTGCATTTATTGTGGTAAGGAATTTCAATCTAAAAATAATAGGGGTAGTCCAAGATTTTGTAGCAGTAAATGTAGATTTTCTAATTGGATTGAAAATAATCCAGATGATTGGGCTAAAATGCAAAGTAGGTGGAGAAAAAAGTTAAAAATGAAAGCATATATTAATTATGGAGGTAATCCACCAAAATGCGCTTGTTGTGGAGAAAATATTATAGAATTTTTATGTTTAGATCATATTGATAATAATGGTTCTGAACATAGGAAGGAAATAAGCGGAAGAGACATTTATGAATGGATAGCAACTAATGATTATCCTTCTGGGTTTCAAATTTTATGCAGAAATTGTAATTGGGGAAAATATGTTAATAAAGGAACATGTCCCCACAAGTCACGGTTACTCAAAATGAGTAATAAAAGATAAAAGGAAAAAAGAAAATGACAGAAGACAAAATAGAAGAAAGTAAGACCGAAGAAAAAGCAGAAGAAACTAGTCCAAAATGGGCAATAGAACTAGGTGCTAAGATAGACAGAAACACAGATGCATTTGAGAGAGTAGCTAAGTTACTATCTAAACAGGATGAAGAAGAAGAGAAACCAGTAGAGGAAGAACCTAAAGAAGAAGAGAAACAGGATGAAGCACCCGAACCTACACCAGAGGAACAATGTAAGTCTAAAGGTGGGGAATGGGTAGATGGAGAATGTAAGATGCCAGAGAAACCAGTAGAAGAAACTAAGGAAGATAAAGTAGATATAACTAAGTTAGTGGAAGAAGCAGTTAAGAAGATATTAGCTGAACCTTCAGTAAAGAAAAGTTTAGTGCCTAAAACAGTAGAGCAAGTAATACCTTCATACCAAAAAATAGCTAAGATGTCATGGGCAGAGTTTAATAAACTAGCAGAGAAAAACGGCGCACCAAGTAGGAGATCTTAAAGATGTCAATAGAAGAACTAATGGCACAATATTATCCTATGGATAGTATGATAAAGAAAGCAGGAACATTTGATCCGGGTACCTATGGTAGTGGAACTATATGGGAACCTCTATTCGGGGCTAAAGCATGGTCATGGCTCAACGAGGAACAAAACATATTTGCGATATTACCTAAAGAACCTTGGGGGCAATCAGGTTGGCGTGTAAAGACAACTAGAGGAGCATCTACAGGTGGAGGAATAGCTAATACAGCAGATACAGCGGTACCAAATGCAGCAGTATCAACTTATGCACAAATGTATGCGTTACCTAGAACAATGGCACTTACTAGTGAAGCGGGTGAGATGGTAGAGGCAATATCTAGTACAGATGATGCAATTAATTTGTTACCAATGTATAGGCAAGACCTAATTAGTGATTTTGGTACATGTGTAAACTATCAATTAGGTGTACTTATGGAAACGGGTGATGCGGGTAACAACATTGAATCTATAGATCGTATAGTGCACAGTAAAGCAGAAATAGATGATAACTCAGATATTAATGGTGCAACTGAAGGTTTACTGTATAGTACAGCATATGATCTAGATGGAGCAACTACATATGATGCGTATGTAAACGATAACGATGCTGTAGATAGAGATTTAACATCTACGCTAGTTGATACTACATATGAAAACGTATTAAATGCTGGTGGAGACCCTAAAGTAATACTTACTGGTACAGGTTCATATATGCGTTGGGGACAATTATTCGAGGCAGAAAGACGGTTTGTTGGTTCAGCTACAGTAGTCCCTACATTCAATGGTGTAAGGGGAATAGACCCGGGTGTAGAAGTAGGATTTAACGTAGCAACATATCAAGGTACACCAATATTAACGTCACAACACATACCTAACCACGACACTATAGAGAGCATATACTTCCTAGATACAGACTATCTTAAGTTCGCTACATTAAAGCCAACCACATTTAGTGAAACAGGTGCAGGAAAGGATT